AACTGAAACAATGTTAAACCTTCTTGGTGGTCAACTTTATTATCCAACTACATCTAAAGCTGCTGAAAAAAGAGAAGATACAGATTTCAATAAAATATTTACTGAAGTAGTTGCTCGTCAATTATTAGTTGATCTTAAATCAGGTTTGATGAACAACGATTTAAAAAATGTTGATATTACAAAATTAACTAACAGAAAAGAAGCCAAATGAGTAGATTTAAAGATTTTTTAATAGGCCTCACTGAAGACTCTGAATATGTTATTAATAGTTGCGAAGACTTCGATGAGTTCTGTGCAAAGATGGAAAAAATCAACCCCCATTACATGCCAAGTTTGTTATCAGATATTTGGGATGAACATATGTGTTCTCAAGAACCAAATTATACTAATTTTTATGACAGGAGCCCAAGGTGAGTCTATTGGATACTATTGAAACAGGCATCAAAGTGCCAGCAATTAAAATAAATGTAGCTGGTACTGACGGCATAGGTAAATCTACTTTTGCATCTAACGCACCAAGACCAATATTTATTAAGACAGAAGATGGAACAAACTTTATTGATGTTCCATCTTTTCAATTGTGCAAGTCATACGATGACATCGTTAAACAATTGCAAACTCTTTATGAGGAAAAACATAATTACAAAACTGTAGTGTTTGATACCACTGATTGGGCTGAAAAATTAGTTCAACAAAAAGTTTGTGAGATGCATTCAATTAAATCTATTGAGGCCCTAGGATTTGGTAAAGGTTATACAGAATCTGCTGAGCTATATAGGCGCATACTTAAAATGTTTGATTTGCTATTAGATAAAAAGATGAATGTTATCTTTCTATCTCATGTAGCAATTAGAACTTTCAATGATCCAGAGCGTGAGCCCTATGATCGTTGGGAAATGAGTTTACACAAGAAGGTATCTTCAATGATACGTGAATGGGTGGACTTCAACCTGTTTGCAAACTACGAGGTATCAACTCGTACTAGCGGACAGGGCTTTAAAGAAACAACCAGAGGCGTGTCATATGGCAAGCGAAAGTTATTTCATAAATTCACCGCAGCTTTTGATGCTAAAAGTCGAGTTGACCTGGGCAATGCTCCATTAGATCTTGATTGGAATGCATTCATAACTGCTTTCAAAGAATCATTAAAATCTAAAATGAAGGAGAAATAAAATGTCGGATGACTTATTTAATTTAAACTTGACTGATGTTGAAGACGACACTGGATCAATTGGGCCCATGCCAGCCGGAGACTATGAATTGGTAGCTTGGTCATGGGAATCTAAAAATAGTAAAAAAACAGGCCATAAAATGCTAAGTGTAACTTATGAGGTTGTAGGACCAAAGTATGCTGGTAGAAAAATTTGGGAAAACTTTATGCTTGAAGGCAATGGTCTAAATGTTTCTAAAGGAAAGCTTCGTAACTGGAGAAAAGCCATGAGCATGAATCCTGATATGGAAGCTTTTGGTTTAGAGGATCTTGAAAGCATGATGAATGTACCTTTTAATGCAACTCTTCGTGTAGAAGAGGGAACAGATAAAGGCGATGGTACTAAGTGGGAAGACAAAAATGTTATCGCTAGGTTTTTAGTTGGTACTGTGTCTTCCACTTCACCAGCTCCAGCACCTAATGCTGATGCATCAACAGAAGAAGATCCTTTTGATTGGGATAAGTAAATGGATTTCATCACAGAGTTACATAATCAGGTCGACCTATTAAAAGGAGAGAGTAATTCTGTTGATGAGATAATCGAGCGAGCAGCTAAAGTTATGCAAGACCTGGGATATGCTTTGGCTACTCCTCGCCTTATTAAAGATAATGTAAAATATTATTTAAGAGAAAGTAATTGGGATAATTATAACTCAATTAATAAAAGTCCGGGGGCGAATGTTTGCAGTGGTGATAGCTGAAGAAGCATTTAATTCACTATCTTTTGATTGTTCAATCCCGGCATTTTTTTGGAGAAAAAATATGACGATAGATAAAAGAGAGGCCAAAGCTCTCGTAAATGTAATAGAATCTTTATTAGATTCTTTAGACAAAACTTTTGATAGTTTGCCTGCTAATATAGATCAAAGGGTAAAAGATGCTAAACTAACATTATTAAATGTAAATATTGAAAATGAAAGACAACGAAAATTCCTTAGAATCTTTAGATAAAAAAACCTGCGATCAAGTAACGCATGATATGCAAATATGCATGGACGACTGGTCAAAAAAAGACCTAGATACAAGAGCCGCTATAATTACTCTCACAAGATTCTGTGTTGAATTATCGTTTAAATTTTCACACACCCCCTATGATGCTATGCAATTACTATCTACAGTAGTAATGGATAATCTAGAATCTTACGAACATGAAGAGTTAATACAGCTTTTGACACAATCACGTGATCAAAAGGTAACTATTCATTGAATCTTAGATATTACCAACGCAACGCAATAGATGCTCTTCATAAATGGTTTGAAGCCAAACCAGAGGGACCAGCATTAATTTCTTTACCAACAGCCTCTGGTAAAACAATTATATTTTCACACTTTATTAAAGAGGTGTTTAATAAAAATCCTAACGCCAGGTTTCTTATCATGGCCCACAGAAAAGAACTTGTTGCTCAAGCTGAAAGCAAATTAAAATCTGTATGGTCTACTGCACCAGTGGGTGTGTTAGCGGCTGGAATGAAACGCTTTCAACACAATGCTCAAATACTTATCGCTAGTCGAGATACTTTGGCATCACCAAAGCGATTAGAAAAAGTTGGCAAGTTTGACTATATGATCATTGATGAAGCACACAATGTGCCACCTAGTTCTCTAACTCGTTATAAGAAAATCATTGACACTTTATCAAAACGCCAATCCATGAAAGTCATGGGTTGTACTGCGACACCTTATCGTATGGGTCAGGGTTACATCTATGGCAAACGTAAAGATCATTTCTTTAAAGGTCTTGCTTATAGTGTATCTATCCCGGAGCTGATCCAAGCAGGTTACTTGTGCCGATTGTCTGCCTTTGCTGTTAATGAGAAAGCAATCATTGATGCTGGTCAAGTAAGCTTAAAGTTTAAGAATGGAGACTTCAAAGAAAAAGAATTAGAAAGTGTAGCAATGGTTGATGAAACCATTATTGAAGTTATAAATGATTGGATTGATAATGCTTATACAAAAGGCAGAACAGCTTCGGTTTTCTTTTGTGTTTCTGTTCTCCATGCACATAAGATGACTCAGTATTTGCAGCAATATGGAATTAATGCTGCTGTAGTTACTGGGGAAACGCCCAACCCAGAAAGAGATAAAATTCTTGCAGACTTTGAGCTCGGCAAGATACATGCTCTTTGTAATGTTGGTGTTTTAACTGAAGGCTGGGACGCTCCGAGGACAGATTGTATAGCATTGTTACGTCCAACACAAAGCATTGGATTATATGTCCAGATGTGTGGTCGTGGAATGAGATTGCATAATAAAAAAGATAATTGTTTATTGCTTGACTATGGGGAAAATATAGCCCGCCATGGTTGTTTAGATGAAGTAGAGCCTGGGGAAAAACTTCCTGGAAAATATCACCCTAAAATTTGTGCGTCTTGTAATGCCATTAACTCGCCATTTGCTAAAAAATGTATTGAGTGTGATCAGATCTTTGAATCAAATCAATCAAAAGTTTTGTGGACCAAGAAAGAAAGGGAAGTAGCAAGGCGTACGAAGGCTGAGAAGCAAGCTGTTTTATCAGATGAAAGGAAAGCATCAATTCCTAAAAACAAACCCATCACAGACATCTATGCGTCTGTGGTTGTATCTAAAAATGGAAGTGAGTATTGTCAAGTTATATTCACAATCAAGGATGAGTTCTTTCCAAAGAAGATGCCATTAATGTTTGGCCATCCAACTGCACACAATATGGCAGTGCGTAAATGGAAAAAAATTACTACCAAATGGGGGTCACCAAGTCAACCCTGGATGGCTGCTGAATTAATTAATAATGGTGCATTTGATACAATATCTGAGATCATAGTGCAAAAACAAGGCAAGTATGAGAATGTTGTTGGAATTAAAACTAAACAAAATGAGAATATAGATTTATGAAAGATATTAATCACTTGTTAGATGATGTTGAATTAAAACAAAAGAGATGCCAAAGATTTTATTTAGGCATTAGTCAGATAGGTAATCCAAATCAACGTCTTTTGTGGATGCAATTTAGGTGGCTTATACCTGAAGACATGGGGGCTAGAATTTTAAGGCTGCTTGATCTAGGCAACGTAATTGAAAATGATCTAATTAAAAAGCTTAGAAATATTCCTGGTGCTCAGATCTTTAATCTTGATACCAATGGCAAACAGTTTGAGACACAAGCATTAGGTGGCCACGTTAAAGGGCATATCGATGGCGTGGGTCAAAACTTTCCAGGGATTGATACTAAAGATCAATTCTTGCTAGAGTTCAAGACAGCCAACGACAATCGTTTTAACAACCTATTAAAACTAGGTAGTTATTGTGAATGGTCAGAAGAATACGCTGCTCAATTACATTTATACATGGGCCTGTTTAACTTTAAGCATGCTATAGCTATTGTTTATAATAAAAATAATTCTGATTTATATACAGAGATAATTAAATATGACAATGATGCTTTTAATTCTTTAATGGAGAAAGCAGAAAATATTTTATTAGCAGAAATCCCCCCAGATAATTACATACCAGAAACAGATTACCGAATCAAAAGCTACATGACGCCAGGCCAACAAGCTCGTTATCTAGGAAAAGCATTGCCGCCAAAGACTCATTGTAGATCTTGTAGGTTTGCTAAAGTTGATATTGATAAAGGGGATGCACACTGGCATTGTATCCAGCACGATAGAAAGATTAACGAAGACAGACAAATCAAAAGTTGTTCAAGACATAATTTTATACCCGAGTTGATACCCGCTCATGTCATTGAAAAAGATGACGATATGATCTTGTATGAGAAAGACAAGATTAGATTTGTTAATGTTGCAGAGAACCTTAACACTCCGGGCGAAAACTTTTTTTCTAGCAAAGAATTAATTGAGGTGGTGAACAGTGGATTCCCAGAGGATATATTAAAGACTTGCGATAATGTAAAGAAGTTATTTAATGGATCATCTATTGCAGAAATTAGACCCTGGGTTGAAAACCGGCCACCTTTCTAATGAATGTCAAATTACCTTTGGATGTTTACTATTCAAAGAAAAAGAAGTTCATATTAAATTTAAACAACTATAGAAATGCACACTATAGAGTGTTAGCCCTAGCAAAAAAGATATACTCAGAAGATCTAGTGACTAAGATACAAGACTTACCTAGGTTTTCTGACCCGGTTAGATTGACATACATATATTATGCTAGAAGTAATAGAAGATTAGACATTAGTAATCCATGTTCTGTTATAGATAAGTTTGCTTGTGATGCTTTGGTTAAAGCACGAATTATAGAAGACGATAACTTTAATCAAATAAAGGAAGTTGTCTATAAGTTTGGTGGGGTTGACAAAGACGATCCAAGATGTGAGTTGGTGATAGATATATTCTAGGGTGTGCCGTATAGTTTCCTTTCTTCTTCTGCTCTAAGAGCTTCTCTTGCTCTTTCTTTTGCTGCTCTTTCTTTTGCTCTTATGTCTGGTGTTAAAAATTTACCAGTTAAATCTTGAGTTAATCCCTTACGAACCATATCAAACATTCCCTTGTAGATTGGTTGAGGAACTCCTATCTTACCAATCCTTGATTGTGTAACTAGATCTCTGTCTACTTCAATTGGTCGGAAGATTCCTTTCATGACATCTTGATAGTTGGCAACATTAGCATTTTTTAATTCTTTTTCTATCTCTCTTTCAGTCAACCCCAATATTCTTGAATCTTCTATGCTTGTGTATAAATCTCTTAATACTCTATATCTGTCTTCGTTTTCATTTATATAAGCTTGTAAAAATTGTTCTGCTGTTTTTGGCTCATGTATTCTTAATAATCTATTAAACTCATTAGTTGTATCTCGTATTGCTCTCGTGGCTTCCCAACCTCGATATTTTAAAGTTCTTTGTAGTTGAGGTTTTACAACTTTGAACCCAGTAAATGCTTGGACCATTGTTTCAGCTACATCAATTTCCTTTCCATACCTATCTAATATTTTTTGATCATCGCCTTTTTTATTGGTGCTACCAAATACAGCCCTTGTAAAATTTTTAGGTGTTAGCCCTGGTGGAGCAATTCCTACTATTCTTTTATCAAATGGGTCTGTGTGTATTCTATATGGGCTAATTGTTGGAATTGCTGTGTCTACAAAATGAAGAAAACCTTTTGCGAATCTTAATCCGTCACTATCACCCTCGTTCCATACTCTTTTACCAGTTGATGTTTGTCCTTCCCGTGCATCAAAGACAGCTTGTAAAGCAAAAGCTGGCTCAGCAAAACTTTGTCCCAACTCGGCGATCGCTCCCCAAGATGAATCATTTAATATTTTTAGTAAAGATTCTTCATCTCTGTTACCACTGGCAATCTCTTGAAAGACTCTGTTGATTGGTCGTTTTATATAATCATAAGGGTTCATATAACTAAAATTAAACATTTGAGTTGGGTTACCATGTCTATCAGATGCGATAGGTATTAATGTTCCTGTTCTATCCCAAGGAGTCCCATTTCTTTTATAAGCTTCTATTTTTTCTTTTGTAACTCCAGTCAATGCCATGCCTAAACTTGTTAATGCTGTTCCGGTTAGTGATGCAGTTGTCACTGCACCAGTTACTCTTCGCATACCAATTTTTTGTAATTCTGTATTACTGCTTGCTAATTCTTTTATGCCCCTACTTAAAGCATTGCTTGTATTTCTTATAATTTCTGCTGGAAAAGCAACAAAGTTACCTAAAGGAGATTGTCTTACTAACTTTCCTGCAAATGGAACAATCCTTTGATAGTTTTGCACAGTGTTTAAGGTAATTTCTCCAGCTTCAGATCTAGCAAATTGTTCTAATGCTTCTTGACCATATCTATCAATAATGTCTTGTGGTTTAATGACTGCGCCACCTCTAGATCCTTCTATTAAATCTGCAAATCTTGTCATGTTTTTTGCTGACTCAATTGGAACAACCGAACCTGGTTCATTTACAAGGGCTTTAATCATCCTATCTTTTTCGCTTAGATAATTAAATACACGACCAGCATCATCAGTCATGCCATAAGTTTTTTCAAAAAACCTCATACCAGATTTGTCAGCAGCCCTTCCTACCTTAGAAACAAATCCACTTCTTTCAGCTGCAAGTTTTGCAATCTCTAAAGTTTCACCAAGTCGAGCACCACCTTTTTGGATAATACCCTCTTCCATAAATTCTCGTATTTTATCTTTTCTTAATACTCTTGTTTTTGGATTTAATAAACCTGAGAAGCTTGTTTGAACTGCATCAACAAATCTTCCAGTGCTACCAAGGTTTCCATTTAATAATGAAAAGAAAGGAATACTGGTAAAGTTTCTTACTTGTGCGCCAGGAGATAAAACTGTTTTACCATATTGTGATCCAGCTTTAACAGCAAGCATACTTGTATACATTCTTCCCCAAATAGAGGTCTGTGATATCATGTCTGCTTTTGCTCCCATCAATGCATCAAACACATCTGCTCTCGCATATGATCCAGCTAAAGCTCCAGCGTCTTCATCAAATTGTTTGAATACTATCGCATTACCTTGAGCATCGTAGTCTGTTAATTCTTTTGCAAACTTCCCATCTGCATCCATACCAAATTCCTTTGACCTTAAAAATTTTACGCCTCCTGTTTTTGGAGCTAGTTCATCTAATTGTTTTATTTGTTTAAACATTTCTGCCTTACCAATAAGACCTGAAAGTTTTTGCGATGTTATATTGGCTGTAAGCTTGGTGTTAGCAAGAGCAGTCCTCCAATCTGTTTGCAAATACCCTGCTGTTTCTCCTAATGCTCTTCTTACTTGTGGTAAGTTATCTAACTGTCTACCTTTAAGAATACTTTTTTCTCTTTGCAATCCTTCCATCAACATATCTTTAGTTTCAAATTCCAAACCAACTTTGTTTTTTGGTCCAGGATTTCTTAATTCAAAGAACGCTCTTCGTGCTGTTGTCTCATCTACTCCAAAAGTATTTTGTATTTCTTTGACAGCTTTATCTTGAAACTTTGGCTGAACTTTAAAACCTTTATCAAGAATAGCTCGATATGCTCTAGTGCCATAAAGTCCTGCATTTTCTGCAATAATTGCTCTGAGTTCTTGAGGCACAAACAAGTGCATAAATCCATCTGCGGTTTCATCACTGTAATTTAATATTTGATTTGAATAGGTATCAAAAAGCTCTCTATTGTTTTTTAACAATGTAGATATCTTTAATCCTTCTCCGAGCCCAAGACCCTTATAGTTTATAAATTGTTTTTCTAAATCTAAAATATTTTGTTCAGCTTCTCTTTGTATTCTTTTAGCATCTTGTATTTTTTTCGTACGAGATAAATTGGGGGATTGATAATCAATTCTAATTCTAGGAAACATATAATCTTCTATGCTTCTAGATAACGCTAAAGCATTTGTTTGATTCATAGTTCCTGTATTTACACTTCTTTGAGTTGTTTTTATTATTTGATCAAAAGCAGTATCAACTTGATCTTGCATCGCTTTTACTTGAGATGTTTTAGCGGCCATCGTTTGTGCTACAAATTCATCTGGCCTATCGCCTGCAAAGGTAAACCATTTTTTTAACACACTTTGATTAGCATCAAAAGCAGTTCTTTGTAACTCACCGGGTTTTAATGCTCTAGTTGTGCCTACTGCACCTTTGGCTATAACTGATCCAAGTGGTGCTAATAAATCTGTTGCCCCATAAATTGCGCCTTTCGTTGCTTTAAATGCTAAAGGTATGCCTAATATAAACCCTGCGCCTTCTGCGGCTACATTTAATTTTTTCTTGAGTCTTTCATGTGCGGCCTCTGCACCATTGAGTCTTGCTAGTCTTGCCTCATCTGACTCTGATTGTTTATCTATAAAAACATCTTTGAGAGTTATTATATCGTCAGTGGCTACTGCGCCATCAACAATACCACCACCTAATGCTTGACCGATCTTGCCAATTTTTCCTGTCTTAGCTAAAACGCCAGCAACTCCAAAACCTGGTATACCAAATTGAACTAAATATTTTGTAATATTTCCTGCTGTGGTTTTAGCTTCACCCGGAGATATCTTATCAAAGTATTCATTAACATCTTTTGTTAAATCAGCATCATAATAAGAATCATAAGCAGATGTAACAGTGGTTGATAAACCTCTGCCGATATCTTGAACGCCTCTTACAGCTTGTCTGCCGACATCTCCAAGCACACTAGGCTCGCCTTTGTTTAAAAGCTTAAGTTCAGCTTCATGCTCTGCTTGAGCTCTTTTTATTGTTTCTGGATTTTTATCTTCTATGTATCTTGAGAAGCCATCTGAAAAAGTAATGTATGGCATAAGATCACGGATTTGGGCTTGGTGCTGGGCCAGGAATGTTTATTTTAGGCGGTTTCGGTCCTGCTACTGGACGTATTTGAATTCCAAAACCAGGATCTGTATAAACATCAACACCTTTGCCTAATAAAGATCCTACAAAAGGTGCCCCAACTGGTTTTCCGTTATAGGTTAGAGTAAAATCTGGATATCGATCAGCGGTATATCCAGCAAGTTCAATTTGGTCTATTAACAAAGTTTCATACACAGATTCTGGTTGGCCTGGTTTGACGTCTCCAAGAGTCATTCCAAGTTGCGCTGCTTGCATTCGTTGGTAAATTGCAAGAAATTCTGGATTGTCTTGTAAAAATTTAAGTGTTTTTACATCAGCAGGCCACATGTCTGCTTGTCTTGTCTCTTCACCAAAGTATCCTTCGCCAAAAGCAACTGCTGGATTAATAGGAACATATCCTTCAACAGGCTTCATCATGTTTAAAAATCCTGCCATCGCTTTTTTAGCAAAGTCTGGATCATCGGCAACTTTTTCCATGTAGCCTGATGGTAAGGCTTTAATATAATCAAAGAACTTAGGCTTGCCTTTTTCATCTCCAGTATCAGGATCTATAGTGTCTATAAACTCATCAGTCTTTTCATCTACTACAAAACCTTTGCCTTTTAATACTTGTTTCATGTGATAAGCTAAAGAGTTATCTTTTTGAGGAACACCGCCACCAAATGGACTTCCTTTTGGATCATCTGACAGTGTATACTTTGAACCATCTTTTGGACCATCGGCACCGCCGCCGCCTCCACCTCCTTTTAAATCTTCTGAACCTACAAAAGGCCCCCATGGGCTCATTAGATATGCCGCGACGCCACCTGCAATTTGATATTTTCTTCCATAAGGATGAAATGGATTTATAAATTGCCCTGTTTTTGTCAAAAAACCTACTTTGTCAGGGTCACCAGCACCAGGCTGTATTATCTCTGGGTCTTTTGCTCCTGTTGAGCTTTTTGGTTGTTTACTTGGGCCGTCAATAGCATCATCTATTTTTCGATTAATTGCAGCTGCACCACTAGGAATTGGTGCAGCATCAATCTCAATACGATTGCCATGTTGATCTATCCTGCCATGTTTATAAATAGGCCTGCCCAACCTATCAGTCCCTGTTTGTTCAACCCAAACATTTTCCACAGGCTCTGTTTTAATCTCCTCAAGATCTTTCCTTCTATTAGCAGCTGCTGCTTCGTTTCTTTGTCTTTCTAATTCTTTTTTTCTTCTTCTTGTTTCAGATGCTTTTTTATTTTTTTCCTTCTGTTTCGCAGCTTTTAATCTTGCTACTTCAGCTTTAAATTCTTTAGTAGATTTCTTTGGACCTCCATCTTTGTTTTGTAGTTTAGGATTATTCTTTACTTTATTTAAAAAAGCTCTACCTAAAGTTAAACCACCGCCTGCTATATCAGTGCCTTTTGCAAGCATCATAATACCGCCATCAGCTTTGTGCTCTGGAAGATATTCATCCGGAAGCATCTGCCAAGGATTGTATCTAGAATAGTCTGCTTCTGTTACAGCGCCGGCTATAGCAGATGGTATGACTTTAACTTCTTCTGCAATTACTTCTCTACCTTCTGGTGATTGGGCTATTTCATAAAACTCTTTACCCATACCACCAATATCTTTGACTAGATCCCACACACCCTTGTAGCCTTCTTCCTTCTGATAATCAGGATTTTCTTTTATATAGTCTTTCATTTCATCACTGTAGCCGATGCTGCCTAAATCTTGACCTAAAATCGATTCGATTCCTGTCTGGTGAGGAACCAAATCAGCTACCTCTTGCCTTACTAACAATTGACCTGTTTTACCTTTAATACTTTCTCTAGTTGGACCAAGTGTTAGGCCTTTAGCGGCTTTCACTTTTTCTAAAGTTTTCTTTAGTTTTCTTCCTTTAACTCCTGCTTGAATAAGTTTGGCTGCAATGCCTGCTGGAGGAAAAGCCATCAAACCAAGTACAAAATAATCAACAGGGTCTGTTGGGTCAAACAAAAAATCAGTAAAATCTCTTAAATTAGCGCCAGTGCCTGGTGCTGTTTTTTGAAGATTATAAAAATGTTGACCAGCATCACCACCTGGCTGCATCTTTACTGGATCAAGGCCTGATATTATTCCCGGCATTACATCACCTTACTGTAATCTACAGCGTAGTAGCCATCTTTAACAATGACTGCATCTGGTTTAACTTCGAGAACTTCTTGCGCTATTACACCTTCAGCTGGTGTTGAATCAGCCCCAATGGCTTTACCTTTGTCGTTCCAATCCCATGTGTACCAATTAATACCTGGCTCAAGCTGGCCGACTTTTTTAATGTTTTCTTTTAAACCTACATCAGAAAAAGGTGTGTATCCTAAAGAACCTAATCCAGTGGCAATAGTTCCAGCAGCGCCGACTGCTTGTCCTAATGCTGATGGTTGCTGATAGACACCACGTTGATATGCGCTTGTGCCAGTACCTCCAGAGATACCTCCCATTGGAGATCCAGCTAGAAGCTGTTGACCTGTAAGCAATCTTTGTAATGGTTCTTGAGCAAGCTGTTGCGCTCCAGCAAACTGTCTTGTCAGCGCTGCTTGCTGAGTACCTTGGCCTTGTTGACCAAGTTGATTTAATAAGTTGATTTGATTTCCTAGTTGCTGTTGAGATTGTTGTCCTAATCCTGCTAACCCACTGCCAATCTGTCCAAACTGTCCACCCATGCCAGCAGATAACTGCCCCAATCCACCTAAAGTTTGACCTAATTGTGCTTGTTGTCCACCCAATCCTGCTTGCAATGCTGCAAAGCTTTGTTGAGATCCTCTTTGACTTTCAAATGCTTGTTGCGCTTGTTGTTGAGCTTGACCAAAACCTCTGCTTCTTATACCAGAAACAGCTTCTGCTGCACCACGTCCTGTCTGTCGGGCAAGTTCCTCTTGCGATATACGGCCACGAGAGCCACCAAATGCGCCTTGAGATATAGCTCTATCTCTTAGACCTATGCCTGCTTGCGCTGATTGTCGATTAATGTCTTCTAATGTTTGTTGAACAACTTGGTCTTCATATGGGTCATAAAACATTTGAGCCATTGATGGGTCATACATCCCTGTGGTCCCCATACCTGTTTGTTCTGCTCTGCCTAACGCACCAAGACCACCTGTTACTGCTTCAGTAGCACCCGGCAAATATCCAAAAGCTTCGTCTAAAGCTCTCTCTTGTCTACCGAAGAGTCGACCAGATTCGGTTAGATAAGGTTGATATTCTCCTAATCTCCCTGTCTGTTGCCGGGCTTGTATTTGTAGAGGAGTTAACCCAGCAGTTTGCTCAATTGGAATATCTCTTGGTCTTGATATGAGACCTTCGTATTCACCAGGTGCGCCAAAGTAAGATGATAATAATCTGCGTGAGTAATCCTCCATGTACGGAGAAACAAAACTATAACCAGTTTGAGGGGTTGTTATAACCTCTGCTGGTGGTGCTGTTTTTGTTTTACTTAGACACATCTTTTATTTATTTCCTATAATACATTCCACCTATTTGGTGAAAGCCCTTTTTGTTAAAAAGTTTCTTGGCTCTTTCAACTCCATCAAGGTTAAAAACGCCAAGAATCAAGGGTTTGTTTTGCTCTTTAGCATATTCTATTACTGCATCCATTAAAAGATGGGATGGCGGTGTTTGATCTTTTAAATTCCTATACTCAGGTAATACATAAAACCAACCATCACCTATGTATTGTTCTGCTGACCACCAATAATCATCAGGGCCTACAGCAATACTACCAATGATTGTATCGCCATCTAATACATTATACACAATCCCATTAAACAAGAAATGATTTATGTGTGATGATGCACGACCCCATTCAATGGGTGGAGATCCTTTGCCTGAAAGAGAATGTTCTATCCAAAAATGTTCTGATAGAAAATCAGCTATACGTTTACCATTTTCTAGTGTAGGCTCTACCTTTTCTAAGGTTAAATTCATACAAGTTGTTGAGCTATTTCTTCTCCGAATTTTTGCATCTTGTACATTTCACGAGCACCTAACAATCTTTGCTCATATTCGTCTTGTGGATTTGCACCAGCCGCAATACCCATGCCTCTAACGGCTGCTGAATTAGTTACGAATTCACCATCACTTAACATGGCTGGAATTTGATCCCCTTGTTCTCCACCTGGTCCAGTAACTAATTCATCCCTTTCAGGATAATTTTCAACGCCCATTGCTCCAGTGCCATCTGCATATCCACGCAAATCTTTAAGTACATCTGCCATGATTTGGTTTGCTTCATTCATTCTTCTTGTATTTCCACCCATGCCTTGTGTCATTTGTAATTCTTTATCAATCAACTTAAGTTCATCGAGCAATGCATTAAAAGCTTTTGGATTATCATCCAAATATATAACATCTCTTTGTTCTCTATCTATGTAATAACCCTCTTCAATAATATCATTTATGTCTCTTCTTCTATCGTGCAAGTTTTCAACTGCTTCACTTGGATGTCCGTATGGATATTTAGGAATGCCAGTAACTTTAACATCCTCAACATTTTCATTAGAAGGATTTAGATAATTATAAACTGCACTTGGTATGCTGGTTATGCCTTCTGCTAAACTAGAAATTCCACGCTTTGCCCCTGAAGCCATTTCACGAATAGCCCCCATTGAGCCGGTACCATCAGCATACGCATTAACGTATTTTCCATCTTTGGCGTATAACTGACTAGCCATACGTCTTGGTTGTAAAGCATCTATATAAGTTGCTTCTCTAGGAGGAGCCACTAATGGAGAAAATGGAACTCCTTTTGCTTGTGAATAAATTTTGGATACTTCACTTGGGTAGAATCGATAAACATCTGGTGTTGTGTCTTTAGCATTAATGCTTATAGGAGCGCCTGGTGTTGTATCTCTGTAACCCATTGATCTAGAGTAAGATCCTATGCCTTCTGATGGTGCGCCATAGGCTCTAGCAAGAGCAGTAGCCATACCTTCTTCAGTAACTTCGCCAACATCTACGCCTAAAACGTTTTCTAAATAATCGTTAATATCAAAATCAAAATCAAGATCTAAGTTAGCTAAGCCACCTCCATTGTATCTTTGTATTTCAGGAATGTTTATTTTAGGTGGTTTCTTTATTAGATCCAACATTCCTGCACCACTTGCGCCTTCAATCAGGTACTTAAAAGCATTTGCTTCTCCAACTTGACTTAGTAACTCACCGAAATTTTTGAATTTTTCTGCTTTTAATTTTAATTTTTCTTTTTCAACACCTTTTGCTAAATCATCACGAGCGTCATCTTCAACTGTTCTAGTGGCCTTCATATAATTTTCATATGCAGATTTGTCAAAATCGTAACCTTCGCCATATTTACCAAAGTCAACAGACAAATCTGGTTCAAACTTAAAGTTTGGATCTGTTACATCATATGTTGGTGGAGTCATGTTTCCTGCAAGTATATCTTCTATACCTCGTGTGCCTGCTGGTAAACTATTTGGGAGATTAATAAATGTACCAGCTGCATAGCCTGGCACAGCGGCTTCAACTTCTTCTTTAGTTTTTGTATGATAAGGCTTACCCATAAACTCAAAGACTTCATCGCCTCTTTCTCTAGCACGCTTAAACTCCATTTCAAACAGTTCTCTGATACTTAAGACTGGTTCAGAATCAAAATCAAAGCCTTCTGGTTTAAGGATATCACGCATGTATTCTTGTGCTGGTCCAAAAGGAGCTGACATAGAAGAACCAACCCCACCTCTGATTGCTTCGTAAATTTTTCTAAGGTTACTTTTGTCTTGCATTTTATATTTGTTTTTTTAATTCACATTCTTTCATTTGTATTCGTTTGATTGTGTCATAAATTATGTATACCATTTTTCTATTCCCCAATACTCTTTATCAGATCCAAGGCTTATTGTTATGCTTCCTGCTATTTTTATTGTAACAGAACCAACTAATGCTTGAGCTTCATATCCTTGTTTATTTATTGGAGTATGTAACTGTATCCATTCAATGCCAGCATAAACCTGTAAAACACCAATAGATGTATTCCATATTACATCACCTTGATTAAAAGCTAAAGTGGTAATATCAGAATCATTAAACTGCGGGGTTGCACTTGGATCGAACTTTCCTAAATTAATCTCTAGTATTCTAACTAATCTATTAAATGTGTCTGCGTCAACATCAGTTAATGCTAATGGTAACCTAGTATCAAGAAGCTTTGCCATTATTACCTTCTACCATCAGGCCTAATGTCAAATCTATTGGCTCCTATTCTCCATTTAAAACCTGTACGAACTGATGAATCTGCGTCATCATCTGATTGAACTCTAAGTACCATTTGTCTTGCTCTTGCTCGTACATGGTTTTGTTGTGTTGAACTTGTTACATCGCTTGTTGACTTAGTTGTAAGTGAATCGCCTGGGAAATTTCTAGTTTTTAATACATAATTAATTTGGCCATCAGATGCATTTGCTCCAAAGAAATTAACATCTGGAACAATTCTTCTTATAAAACCAAATTGATCACCATCATTCAAATCAATATCACCAGATTCTATATACACATTATCCATTGGAGATCCATCTGCATCATCTGTGCTTTCATGAGTATAAATATAGTTAACAGAATTATCTTTACCAGTTGCTGTAGGTTTTTCAAATACACCATCATCAATCCAAGCTGTTCTTGAAAGCTGCCCAATACTCCAAGCTTGCTCTAAATAATTATAAGAAACATATCTATCTATTTCTGTAGAAGAAGATGATGGGTAAAACCAACCAACTTCATTAAACTCTTTATTAGTAAAAGCAATAACTTTGTATGATTGATTTGAATTAAAGTCATCAAGAACATAATTTAAAACAGAAGAAATTAACCTGGTTACAGATCCATTGTAATTATAAAAACCATCTCTAGACATCCAATAAACTCCATCTGGAGCATTAATGGCCCCATTAGGAGATATCAATCCTACATTTTCATTAACCAAATTAACTCCAAAAGTATATGGAGCTCCAACAAATTGCATACTATATAAAGAAGTATCAGTCCATATAAGAATTTCTTGTCTTGATCTTAATCCACCAACTATTTCAGAACCAGAAGAAAGTCTTAGTGATCCTGCTGTGTTAGTAGATGTCGGCTCCCATTCAGTAATGCTTTCTTGGTCAGAAAATGCAATAAATAAAGGGTCAATTGATCCTGTTCTAGCGCTTTCACTAATGGGATCTGCGCCCAATACAATAACGTGTCTGTCTATATCGCTAACAATTGTTTGAATGCCCTTTGTGGGAGCAAGATTTGATCCAGATAAGCTTGTTATATTTACAGCCCTAGTTGTTAATCCGTTGCTTTTATCCCAATAATATATTCCTCCATATCTAGGATTAATAATAAGATCTTCGCCAAAAGCATCGTGTGACCACAATCTTAACTGGTCAGTTTCAGATAAAGCAGTAGTAGATCCAAAAGTTCCAGCACTCCATGTACCTGCACCCCAACCAGTTGATTGAACATATACATCTAAGCCCACATTTATTTGATAAACCCCATCAACCCCAGACCCACCATTGCCACTGTCACTGCCAGTAGCGCTTACTTCATCTCCAGAAGTATCTTTGGCTATAATTTCATAAGTGTTTGTGCCTGTAACTCTGCTAATTTGATATTCTTGATTTAAAACAGCAGCCGTTATTGCATCTCCTAAGCTAACTGCGCCTGATATCGTTACAAAATCATTGGCTACTGCGCCATGAGAAGAATCAGTAACAGTTAATGTTGATGACCCACTAGATGCTGAAAATGTTATAGAGTTTGTGCTTGTTTTTCTTGTTGGTGTAACATCATTTAAAACATTTCCACCTTTTATATAATATTTATATGTGGTTCCCAACCCTAAATATTTAGTTGAATCAAGGGAAACCCATGCAGTTAAAGCTCTACCTGTACCTTCATAATTTTCAGCGGTTGTTTTTTGCCAGCCGCCTATTTTTTCAGGAAGACCTTTTCTAAATCTAACAAGGTTACCATCAGTCCACCCACCTTTATCCATGAGATCAGTCATTTCCTTTTGAATTCCAGGCTTAAATATAAATTTTGTTAAAGGCATATTATTTCATTTATCAATGGTTAAAGAATTTAGCTTTGGCATTTTATTTATTTTTAATAAAGCTTTAAGCAAAGAATCCTTTGAATCTATTTTATTTAAAGTATTAATGCTTTTAGATACTTCTGTTAAATTTTTTGTACCATCATAGACATCAAAAAATACTTTACTAATTGGCAAAGCAACAAAACAAAACATGTCGACTTGGCCGTTTCCATATCTTACCATTTTATTTTGGCGAATGTTATTAGCAGTTCTTTTGCTTGTTCGCAACTCCCATCGATAATAATCACTATTTCTTCGTGTGTATATAGAATTTGTAGTTTTGACTTGAACTCTATAAAGATAGTTTTCATGATCAAGAATTAGATCAGATTTGTGCCCGTTGGGAGTAGGTATTACAGAGTCACAGTATCTAAGCAAAAATGATGCTGCTAGATATTCTCCTGCTAATGATATCCTAGAGGAGTATTCAGACATTTAGACTCCTTTAAATATTTTGCCAGTCTTTTCCTTCAAACATTAAAGCTTCTGCTTCTCTTCTTCTTGTAAGCCCAGCCAAAACTTTTCCTCCAGCTTTATTCCATCTCTTAATTTGGTTTGGAACTTCGTCATATTTGCCTTCGTTTAAAAATCTTAAAAGAGAAGATCTTTTTAAATTGGCTGGTCCCAGGTTATACACCCAAGAACAAAGAGCATCAAATTGACATTGGTTAAGTGGCACTCTTACAAGAGCATTAACATAATGCTCATATTCATCTTCAAGTTCACGCCATAACATAAAATCTGCTTTTTCTTCAGACCATTTTTCCCCCTCTTCAACATCTTTGGTGTGGCCATAGCCTATGGTCCAAACACCAACAGCATCTTGGTATGCTTCAAGTTCACAACCTTCAAATGATTTTATAAGTTCATACCCTGCGTCAGAAATGTGCATCAAATATTCATCGTCCCTGATACAAGAGCGATTAAAAGAGTTGACAGAAAGCCAATACTTCCAAAAGTTGCAATTCTTATAGTCTTGTTTAAATCGTTTATTTCTTTTTTTATTTCTTCTGTTTCTGCAAAAATTGTTTTCCATCTTTCCTCACACTTTGCCTCGTGTTCTCGAAGGTCTGCTGATACATCTGATACTGTTTTTCTAATCGCCATCTTTTTTTTCTGGTGTATGTGAAGCTCCAAAGTAAAAAGAAATAACAGCACTAGCTAAACCACCCAAATATCCCAACACTAGATTAATAAGTGCTTCACTATTCTGTTCTGGTGGTTGAAGGGTTACTAAAAATATATAAGACATAAACCCAAATATAGTAATAAATCCTAAAATCCTAGTTGTCCAATCTTTGCTGAACTTAAACCTTGCATCTTTCTTATCTGCTACTTCTAAGCTAAAGACATCTACTTCTAATTCTTTCATTTGCAATTCAAAGCTTTGCTCGGCTTTTTTAAGCTCAATCATTTGTTCTGGAGTTGCTTCTTGAATCGCTTGATTGATTGATCTTGGATCTGTTTTACAACCTAAAACTTGAGCAATAACAGATGCCGCTTGTCCACCTAAAGGACCACCTAAAGCCGATCCTAATGTTGGTGCTACTGCGCCGATTACATTTTTTATTAAGCTAAATTTCATATTATTACCCCGCTAATGGATTTTTATTATCTAGTTTATTAATCTCTTTCTCTAAACTTTTTATATCTGCTTTAATAGTAGCTATATTTGTTTTTATGTTTTCAATCTTTTCGCCTTGAGACTTTAATTCAACCATAATATTTTCATCAATACTTTTATTTATATATTCAACTGATGTTTCTATCCCAACAAATCTTTCTTCTATAATATTTTGTGCATCTTTTGTTTTTCCTAAACCACCAATTTTAGCCTCAAGGTTAGCTATGCGATTAACATAAGTAGCACCTGTATATCCAAAACCTGCAAGAGTTGTAACTATTGTTGCAAGAGCAATTAGTTGTGTTGTTCTATTTTGAAACCAATCCATATCATTTTCCTATAATTTATTTTCCCAATTTTCTATTGCTTGTCTGATAGCGTCTTCTGCTAATACACTACAATGTAATTTAATAGCTGGTAAATCTAAAGCTTCAGCTATATCTTTATCTTTTATTTGGTTTGCGTTTTGTATAGTCTTACCTTTTAACATATCAACAAACATAGTGCTAGATGCAATAGCTGAGCCACACCCATAAGTTTTAAATTTAACATCTGTAATAATGTTATCTTTAATTTTAAGTTGTAACTTCATTACATCCCCACATGCAGGCGCACCCGCTAAACCTGTTGCTATATCAGGGTCTTTTGGATTAAATCTTCCTACAGAATGTTTTGTAGGATTTTTTAAAACGTTTTCAAATCTATCAATAACTTTTTGTGAATATGCCATTTATAAGTTTGGTTGTAATTTTCTTAAATTAGTTAAAGTTTTTATACTTTGTTCTGCTAACCCATAAAAGGTAGCATTATTATCTAATAATTTATTATTAGTATAAATGCTTTTAGGCTCATACCAAAATTCTTTTTCAGGTATGTATACTGTTCTGTAATTATCAAACCCAGGTAAAAAGCCCATAACAGCTATAATTGCATTTTCTGATCCATATTCTCCTGTTTCTTCTTGTTGAGCCTGTACTTCTTCTTTAGCAGTTTGTAAGTTTTTAGCAATTATAGTTTCTACTGTAGTATCAGAATCAGAATCTAAATCAGAACTAGAAGTAATTGAACCTGATGAAAAATCTGTTTGATCTTGGTTTGTATTATCAGAAACATTAGCTACAACTACTTCAGTTATTACTGTTTCCGTTTCAAATGTGTTACTGCTAACAGAATTAATGGAAAGATCTGATAAAGCCATATTACTCATATCAAGAACTTGGTTTGTTTGGGCCGTAGAAGATGCAAATTGATCTGACATACTTGGAGAACTACTGGTACTAATGCCCGCATTAATTGAAGAAGAGGCCCCTGTAGAATTAGTTCCAGCTATATTACTTGAAACAGAACTATTATTATTAGAATGAATTGAACTGCCAGCAGTTATTCCACTTACACTTTTTTGAGCAGTTGTTATTGTAGAAGCTACAACTCTAAGGGCCATCTCTCTACTAATAGAACTCTTCCCTTTTGCATTCTCTTTTTCAACAATTTGAAACTCTTCTGTAAAAGCTTCTTCAAACTCTTCTGTAACTTCTTCTCTTTCAATACGTTCTTCTTCTATTTCTGCTTCAGCCATTCTTTCCTCTATAGATTCAAAAATTTCTTCTACAGCTTCTTCTTCAAATATTTCCTCTATAAATTCTTCTTCAGGTTCATCTTCCAATACAAATTCTTCTTCCATTTCTTCAAGATGTTCTGTTTCTTCTTCAAACCATTCCTCCAAATCCTCAATTGTTTCTAATTCTATAAATGTTTCTGGTTCTCGAAAATTTTCTACAAGAAAAGTTTCTTGAAATATAAATTCTTCCAATAGTATTTCTTCTGGTATATATTGTTCTTGTTCCCATGTATCCATAGCAATATCAATATCATCATAAGACTCTAGAGGTGTGCTGTCCCAAACAACCATCCCATCTTCTTGAAATTCAACTTCCATACCATACCACTCATCTACTTGTTCTTGCCCGAATTCTTCTAAATCTATTTGATACCACTCTTCGTCTGTCATTTCTATTCCATAATAAGGATCGTCATCAAAAGTGTCATACTGTGTCATACTTTCTTCATACCCATAATCAATATAAGTTTCATCAAAATAAGCTACTGATTCTTGTTGGCTATAACCTGGACAAAAGGGGCCATATTGAGGATCTAAGTCGCATTGAAAGTCATCATAAGCGTCCCAATAATAAGGGCATGATTCAGAATATAATTGATCAATACCACATTGTTGAGATAAATAAGCTGCTGCATAACCATCACAATCCTCGTCATATAAAGAATTTAATGCACATTGTTGAACTAGATAAGCTTCTGCATAACCAGCGCAATTCACTGAAGTTAAAGGCGAAGTTATACAAAGCGATTGACCAACTCCTACTCCATACAAAGAACCACCATTTTCTAATAAAGTATTTGCTGCGTTACTGCTAGAGTTCCAATCATAACTTACACAAGTTCCTGAAATATTAGTAGTGCCTGTATTACACTCATCAAAAAATAAGTAAGTATAAATATCTGAAGTAGTTGGACCCTGCTCTCCAATAAGAACATCGTGTGTTTTAATATCCAATTCACCATATCTATATTCAAATGTATTATTAGGATATAACCAAACTTCTATACTATTATCTGAACCACTTCTGTTATACTCCCTCATCTTATACCAACCAAAAATAGTATAATCATCAAAGGCTTTAGCCCTCATAGCCGAACCATTATCTTTTATTAGATCAGTCCAGAATACAAATAAAGTATTAGTATATTGAGGTAGGGGGTCAGGGGTGTAGTCTCCACAATAACTACCTGTTAGATTAAAGTGCAGACAGCCATTGGTAGCCATTCTAGCTTTAGTAAAATCATTACCATAAAAAGTAAAAGTAAAACCTAAATCAAAAGCTGCTGATACTGAATCATCATTTGAACCTAGTCCTGTTGAACCTGATGAATTGGTTTGTAAATCGTATAAGTCTTGATTGGCTTCATAAATGTATTGTGCTGATAGATTACTGGTAAGTAATAAACAACATATTATTTCAAAGCAGCGATACATTCTTTTTTATGCTGGGAAGAAGAGTGCCAAGTTGATTTACAACGCTTAACTTGGTCTTTATACCAAACTTTATAGTCAGGTCTATCTGTTTTATTTTTATCCCAAGCAGCAGTAGCATCTTTACCTATCTTTCCTCTGTATGGACAAGGCGTGCCAGCTTGCTCCATAGCAACAAATACTCTTGGATCAGCGCAAAGTAGTGATATAGAAGCTACCTTCATGCCCATATCATATAGATACTTAGATAATTTTAGCCTTTCGCAGTTTTTATCTGTAACTGTTCTACCACTTGAGAAACCAAATACTTGACCTTGAAAAGCTCCAGATCTACCTACAGTACAAAGGTCTTGAGAGTAAGACATAATACTAGGCGCTATAGCACTAGCAGGCGGTGCTTCTGATTTAATGTTTTGATTAATAGTTTGTGTGCTACTAGATTCATTAATATTTCGGTTCGTATTATCTGATGTGGAATTGTTATTGTTCTGATTAACATTGTTGGTCTGTACATTTGACTCTGATGTTGATTGATTGACATTTGTATTATTTGAAGTGTTGACATTAGTATTGTTTGAAGTGCTTGTATTATTGACATTTTGATTTACTGTAGAATTAACTGTGGAGTTAGATGTAGATGTTGATGTATTAACATTATTATTAGTGTTGGTATTATTAGAAGTTGAAATATTGGTATTATTAGAAGTTGAAATATTGGTATTTGTATTAGAATTTGTATTTGTTGAATTATTAATATTTGTGTTCTGATTAGTACTAACGTTTGTATTTTGATTAGTGCTAACATTTGTATTTTGATTAGTGTTAACGTTTGTATTTTGATTAGTGTTAACGTTTGTATTTGTATTTACATTAGTATTGTTATTGGTGTTTGTATTATTTGTTGTTGTATTGTTAGTCGTATCTAAACTATTTTCTTCACAATACTGAGTGCCAGCAGTACAAGTTCCTGTTTGATCGGCATAAGTAAAATTTGCAAATAATAAAAGTGTTATTAGCCATGGGGAAAATTTAAGTTTTAGTGTTTGCATTTTCAATTAGTGTATGTAGCCCTTCTTTAATCAATATATCTCTATTCTTTAAGTGCTCTAATTGAATATCTTCTTTGCTTTGGCCCTCATACCTAACTGCCATATGGTTTGTAATCATTTGTTGATTAATATTTATTCCATCTACTATAACTGATGCCAAAACCCTACCGAATTTTCCTTTAGAGTCTTTTAATTGCGTCTGTAAAATGACGTGTTTGCCATTTGATATGGCGTCTTGTAAAAACTTAGTAGCTAACTTACCTCTAGCCTTTTCGTCTTTATTGCGAGTCCGGGACTCAGGAGTGTCTATGCCATATAAACGTACACGACACCTATGAATTATATTAAAACCGAGATCAAGCTCAGCGTCAATAGTGTCTCCGTCAACAACCCTGCTAACTTTACACCCATACTCATACATTATTTCTTAAGAGGTTGGCCTTTTCTTTTTTTAATTTGAGTGTAAGCTTCGTTTATATCTGGTGTTGTAGGATCGTCTGCAACATACCTACCACTTTTATTTCGAGCCCTTGTTGTTGAAGATACAATAGTATAAATAGGAGGGGGTGTAATAAACTTAATAAATTTTTTAAACCAGCTCATTTTTAACTTTTAAACTTTGCTACTATTTCTGATAACAATTTAGGTTTAAGCTTTTTTATAGCAAAAACCAAAATTACTAAAATTATTCCTAGGGGTATTAAAAATTCCATACTTACTCCTTGTCTTCATCTTGAAGTTTGTCAGTTTGCTTATCAACGTTTTCTACTACAGTATTTACTACGCCATCATAGGTTTCTGCTACAGTAGTAACAACATCACTAACATCTGTAAATACTGCGCCTGAAACATTACCAACAGTTTTTACAGTTGTATCTACAGTAGTTAAAGCTATATCTTTTCCGCCTTCTATAACAGACCCAACTGTTGCACATGAGGTAACAAAAATTCCAACACCCAATAAATATATAAAATGTTTCATATTTTTTTCCTTTATTTAATCCATTAGAAATGCAATAACACTAGCTAATGAAAATATTGCTATAAAATATATTGCTAAGTATATCACGAACTCGATTCATCTTTTTCCTTTAAAGCTTCATTTGCTGCTTCTTTTGTGCTATCTATTAAAGCTTGTTTAAACACATTTAAAGAAGCATTAATTTGATCTAATTCAAATTGTAGTCTTGTTTGTTTATTGGTTAGATCTTGAACTTGTTGAGTAAAGTATTTTTGTTTATCAGTCATATCTGACTCCTTAAGTTCAACATCATTAATAAAGATTACCTTTTCTTCTGATTTAGCCATTATCCTTCTAATGCAGTAACT